ATTCCATTTTCAAGTAAAAGTTGTGTTTGAGCAAGGGCATTTTCAAGTAATATTGGGCTATTATCATTAGGTGTATAAGGTAATTTAAGATTGATCATAGGAACATATGTAACAACAGGTCTAATATTTTGTTGATAAGGATGAACATTATATAAATCACCAATAGGTGTTGTGGCAATTACGGTAGGTCTGAATGAGAAAGCAGATAAGATACGTTTAAGAATGGTACCATCGTAACGGCCATAGATAAGATCAGGTGAATCATATTTATTCATTCTGCATGAATCAACAGCTGTAATGAATTCACGGAAAGAGTTATCATAATAACGACCATTACGGAGGGATAATACGGCATTCCATAATTGATTTTGTAATTGAGCTCTGTTATAAAGATCACCCATTGTTGAGTGAGAATTACAGACAATATCATTAGGATCTTTAATTAAAGCATCGTATAATTGAGCATCAGCTAATGATCCAAATTGTTTTTTGTTGTATCTAGAATCAACTATAGCAGTAATATTTGAGTGAATAAAATGTTGTTCAAGAGCATCAACTTTAGGTAAGAAAAGAGCAGCAATAACGGGGTGAATGTGGTTTGAAACGTTATGGAATTCTTTTTTGTATTCGCCGGTTGTAGCTTCAATACCACAATCTTCATATTGCATTGATTGAAGGAGAACTTGGCTATGTAAAGGTTTGCTGGTAGCATTGAGTTTAAGAATATTTTGAAGAATTTCATAATCTTTATCAGATAATTTGGCAAAACCTTGTAAATCAACGCTGACATTACCTAATACTTTTTGAATATTGGTGCTTGGAACATAAACTTCGGGGCTCTTTAAACCGACTAATTCAGTTTCATAGATACGTTGAAATTCAATGAATTCTTCATCTTTTAATCCATGTTTAACTTTATATTTATAAGCTTTTTCTAAAAGAACATGGAAAGGATATTTGCTATCGGCATATTTAGCTCTAACTAATTCAGCGAATTTTTTGGCTTTTTTGCTTATTTCAGTGTGTCTTTCAATGAAAGCTTGTTGGATTTTTTCAACTAATTTTTCATCACCAATTGATCTTCTAAGGTTATTAAAATCTTGTTGATTAATTTTGCCGTTGCTGCGTTTAAATAATTTTTGGATTTCATCATCTACAGATACGGAATCTCTTCTACCAGATTCTTTTCTTTGATTATTTTTAACATGATCGGTATTATCCATACTTAGTATATAAATTAATCTAGAAATTTTTTTTATAATTCTTTTTTAAATTATTTTTAATGAATTTAATATTATATACTAACTAATTATTTCTAGACTAATTATTACGAATTTATTAAACTATTTTTATAAAATATTATTTAAAAGTTTATATTGTTAAAACAGATAATGGAAAATTTATGGATAAATAAATACACATCAAAATCATTAAATGATATTGTTGGTAATAAAAATCAAATTCTTAAAATAAAAAATTGGTTATTAAATATAAATAATTTTAAATCTAGAGCTATTATTATTTCGGGTGTTCATGGTATTGGAAAAAGTTTAACTATTAAATTATTATTAAAAGAACTAAATTATTTACCACGAATAATTTATCCGAATGAAATTAAAGATCATCGTATCTTCGATGATTTTAATGATTATTATAATCATAATAATTCGATTTATTCGAAAATAAATTTTTCTGATCAAAAAAATAAAAATCTAGTATTAGTTTTTGAAGAAACAGAAAATATCACATTGACTAGCGAAAAAAAATATATTATGGAAATTTTTAAAGAAAACAATAAATTAAAAGCATTTCCATTAATTTTTATCTCTAATAATCAACATTCAAAACTACTAAATGATTTAAAAAAAAATTGTGAAGAAATAAAATTCGAATGCCCAACTTTATCTGAATTATATGAATTAATTAATAAAATATGTAAAAATGAAAATATAAAAATAAAAAATAATATTGTAATAAATGAACTAATAACTTTTGCACAATATGATATTAGAAGATTAATAAATTTATTACAAGAATTATCTTATCATTATAATTTTATAGATCTACATACATTAGATATTTTTATTAAAAATTCAAGAGAGAAAAATATTGACATTGGTTTATTTGATGCTACAAGTAAAATATTAAATAGTTATTTAGATTATGATACTATTATAAAATTATATGAATTTGAAAAAGTATTATTACCGTTAATGATTCATGAAAATTATTTAAAAAAAGTATTATATAAATGTAATGATGAATGGGCGAATAATTTATATAATATAGTTAAAATATCAGATTCAATTTCCAGAGGTGATAATATTGAAACAAGTATTTACACGGATCAAAATTGGTATTTACAAAATATTCATGGTTTTTATTCATGTCTTAATACATCGTATTGGATAAATAAAAATAATAAAAATTATAAAATTGTTAACAATAATATTAAGTTCTCTTCTGATCTGAATAAAACATCTTTAAAAAATATAAATCGTAAAAATATATCAAATTTATTAAAAATTATTCCAAATAAATCAATATATGATATAATGATACTTAATAAAATTTGTAATTTTTTAATTAATAATGGTAATGATAAATATTTAATCAATATATTATCTAATTATTCAAAAGATGTATCAATCAAAGAAATTGAGTTGTGTCTTAAAATTGATAAGACTAATGAATTTAAATTATTATCTTCTAAAGAGAAAAAAAAAATTATTAAAATGATTAAAGAAAAATAATTTTTTTTGGAATTATGTTAATTAACATATTTTTCTTTTATATTAATTAAACCAATAAATTGTATATTTCCACTTTTATTAATAGGATTTAAAATAATTAATCCATCCGATAAAAATAATAATACTTTATTTATTAGATTTAATAAATTTAAATTATCAATAATAAGAGTATCATTATTTAATAATTGATAAATTAATAATATATCCTTATCATTATTATTTTCAAAAAGATAGTTTTTATTTCTTAATTCTTTTATTTTTATTATATTTTTTTTATTAACACCCGGTATTGAAGATGCCCAAATCCATAATTTATTTTCAGGTTTATAAATTCCATAAAATATATAATTCCCACCTATGATTTTATTATTATTCATATTTAAATACATTAACTCTTCTAATTTGTCAAAATTGATAGTATATTTTTTTTTTATATTTATTATTTTATTTAATTCGTTATTTTTTTTTTTCTGATAATTATTTATTTTTTTTAAAATAGACATTTTTATATAAGTATATAAAAAAATATTTTAATTAAAAAATTATATATAATTTAATTATTGTATGAGATAAATAATAATTAAATTATAGATATTCGATATTTACTATTTGTGCTAGTAAAGATATAATAAAATAAAATAATATAAATAATATAAAATCTACTATTATTTATATGGAAACTTTATTTAATAATAATGTAATATTTATTTTAATATCTATTGGTATTATATTTTTTATTTTTATATTACCAATTATAGATCAATATAACTTTAAAGAAAGCAATATTTTAAAAGAAGAATTTGAAAATTTAAAAACAGTTAAAATATATGAAAATATATGTTCAAAACAATGTTGTAAATTTACTCAATGGCCAATACCTTTTAATACTCAAGATCCTAAAATTAATAATGATGATATGAAAGATTATATTGGTACCAATTTTTTCTGTAATTATGGCGAAAGTGGTGGTGGATGTTTATGTATGAAACAATCAGATTATGATTATTTAACAAATCATGGGCAAGTTAATAATAATATCGTAGGAAATTCAGATTAAATCTTTTGTGAGTTCGATTAATTGTTTATCAAAAAATAAAATATCTAATTAAATAATAATGTTAAATTTTCTTGTCGAAACAAAACAAGAATATACAACACAATTAGTGAATATTCTTACACCTTTAATTTATGAAGGTTTACAATCAATTTATAATGAAGTAAAATCTATTTCAACTACTGATAATATTTTAAAAAATTTCCAATGTTCTATGCAAAGAATCCCAAAATGGAATAATACAATGATAAAAGATGAAACGGACAGAATTATGAATAATACTAAAAGTTATGGTTGGCTAGAAGATCTAATAAAAGCAACGTTAAAGGCAAATATTATTGTATTAACTTATAACCCATCTGTAAGTCAACAAACAAAAATAGATCCTATATTATATCAAAATTTTAATATAACTGATTTTATTCACAAAATATATATTGAATGTGCTAGAGAATTATGGAATAATCCATATTTATTCTATCATATTTATAAACCAATCGATTTAAAACGCAATCAACGGGAAACTATAACTTTAATCAAAGATTGTATTAAAGAAGCAATTAGAAAATTATTACCGGTTAAACACATGTTAAAAATATACTTGGGTGAAGAAATGGTATCTGGTAATAATATAGATAATTTTGATAAAAGTATATCAGAAGTAGAACAACAAAATTTAAATAAATTAATACAAAAAGATTTATATGAAGATACTAAATTAGAAATTAATTATAATAAAGATCATGAAATTCTTAAGAAAGATGAAGAAATTTTAAAAAAAGATGAAGAAGTTTTTAAGAAAGATGAAGAAGTTTTTAAGAAAAATAACGATGATAATGAATTAAATATATCAAAAATTATAGGAGGTACTGAATCAAATAAATTATTTAATATTGATTCAATAACTATAAATGGTATAAATGCAAAAAAAGATACTGAAATTAATGATACGGTTGGAGCAAAAATTTTAAATATTATAAATAATAATAATATTAAATTAACAGATAATGAGAAAAATAATATATTAACTAATATTGCGAATGAATCAGAAACATCAATAAAAATAAATAATAATCAAACATTTCAAGAAGTATTTTCAAATAGTGTAAATAAAGAAGAAAATTATAATAATGGCACTATCAAAAATAAAGCGAAATTTTTTGCTAATTATTTACAATTGTAAATAATTATGTTACTTTTATTGATGGTGAAATCATATCAATTAGTCCAAAAGTTATTGCTGCAACAGCAGCAATTAATAAGATTTGTGTATTTTCTATTGGTTTATCTGGGATATATCTAACACTAATACCCACAATTAAAGCAAATAATAAATATTTTACTATTTTTTTTTTAATATCCAGATCTTGAGCTTTTAAACTATTTTCCATTATATAATTATATTAGAAAATAATTATTTCTTATTTATTTTAATGGATATTAAAAATATTATAGTTTTTCTTTTAGTTTTTCTTCTAATATTATGGTTACAACACAACGACGACATAAAATTTAAAAAAAATAATAGAATCGCATTATATGATAAAATAAAAATACCATTAATATGTTCTATATTAATAATTCTATTCAAAGATTATAATTATGTAGAATGTATTGAAAATATAAAATCAGTAATAATTTTAAAAAATGAAATACCAATTGAATCACCAGTTAATAATGATATATTTATTGGTCCGCCCGATTTTTAATTTTTTTCTAAATAATAATATAATGATTATGTTATTATTATTATTTTTAATTTTTTTCTAAATAATAATATAATGATTATGTTATTATTATTATTTTTTATTTTAATTATTTATTACATAATTTTATATATGAACTATTATCAAAATGATAATTTTATTAATTTAAAAACTCAAATAGGTAATTATACTTGTTGGTATTTTACAAAAATGGGAATTTCTTTTTATTATAATGAAGACTTTTATAATGATAATAAAGATGAAATTACTGTTAATGATAATAAATTACCAGACTTCATACCAGTCAATAATATAATTCATGAAGAATTACAAATAATACCACAAGAAAAAATAGTAAAATTTAAAGATAGAATTCGCGAACATCAATGGTGTACATGGTATATTGATGATAATGATTTAAATTTATTTTGGTTAATATTAAAACCAACTATTAATACAATATTAAATAAATTTTTCATTAATGCTAAATTGAATTTTGATATAAAACATCCAATTATCCATTTTCGTTGTAGTGATGTACCATTTGTAAGAAGTGATCACTATAAAATAAGCAAATTAGAATTTTATTATAAGAATATAATAAAATTGGCGCCTGATACGAAAGAAATTTATATTTGTTATGACAATAATCATAATAGTAATGATGAAAATAAAATAATATGCAATTTTATATATACATTAATTGAAAAATATTTTTACGAAAGAAATATAAAAATTATAAATATTTCAAAATCATCAATAGAAGATTTTGCAAATATATTTTATGCACCAATAGTAATTTCATCTGGAGGCTCTTTTTCATTTATGTCTGGATTTTTTGGAAATGGTAAATTTATTTCAGCATCACATGATTATAAAAATTGTAATGAATGTTATTGGATTGATTCAAGTTATGAAATTAATCATGTAGAAATTAATAGTTACTATAATTTGGAGGAAATTGAAAAAAAATTATATAACATATAATAATGAGTACAAAAGACATAAGATTCGGTGGAACACATTTACAAATAAAAAGATTTAATATTTCTGAAATGTGTGAACATGCAACTATGGCTATGATTGCTAAACGTGCTTCTGGAAAATCATATTTAACAAGAGAAATTTTATATCATCGTAAAAATTTACCTTCTGCTGTTGCAATAAGTAGAACTGAGAAATTAAATAAATTTTATTCTGAATTTATTCCGGATAGTTATATATATTCTGAATATGATTCTGAAATATTATCAAAAATATATCAACGTCAAAGTGTTATGAATGAATTAAATAAAAATAGGAAAAAAGAAAATAAAAAAGAATTAGATGATAGATTAATAATAATAATGGACGATTGTATGAGTTCTAAAGGTACTTGGTTAAAAGATCCAAATATATTAGAACTTTTTTTTAATGGACGCCATCATCATTTATCTTTTATATTGACTATGCAATTCTCACTAGGTATACCACCAGAATTAAGAAGTAATTTTGATTACATCTTTCTATTAGCAGAAGATATTACTTCAAATAGAAAAAGATTATATGAACATTACGCTGGTATGTTTCCAACGTTTGATATATTTCAACAAGTTTTTAATGAAATTACAGAAGATTATGGTGTTATGGTTATTAATAATCGCATACATAGTAAAAATATAACTGATAAAATTTTTTGGTATAAAGCAAAACCTGTTCCAGATTTTCAATTAGGATCTCAAAAATTTTTAAAATTTCATGACAAATCGTATGATGATAATCATGATAAACGTATAATTACTTTTGATCCTTCTGCAGTATTAAAAAAAAGAAATTCATGTAAAATTATAATTGATAAGCTCAAATAATTATTTATTTGTATAAAATAATCTATTTATTTGCATTTTTGTAAAATCACAATCCAAATGATTTGGTATATCATGATGAATTATTAATGGTTCATTAAAAATTTCTTTATATAATTCATCATTATTATCAATTTCTATAATTTTATCTATTAATTTTTGTATATCTTCTTCTGTTGGTTCTGGGGGTAAACATAAAAATGCTTTCTTATTTAAAAGTTCGAACACTTGAGGACATCCCCAATAAATAGGAATAGTATTATTAATATAAGCATTTAGTATTTTTTCGGTGAGATAATAATCTACACTATTATTTTCAAAACATAATTGAAATTTATATTCTTTTGCAAAATTAAAATATTCTTCTCTATCACGTGGTGCTGATATACCATCCATATTATTAAATAATGATCCAGCGGCATCAACTTTTTTAATATCATTTAATTTAAAAAAAAAATTATTTCGAATATCACATGATCCATTAGAATTTACAAATAAAGCAAATTTAGTTTTATTATTATATACTCTTGGATTTTTTAATTTATAGATTAAATCTTCATTTAATAATGCTAACTCATATTGCATTAAAGGTATTGCTATAACATTTTTATAATTTGTTTTATCTGCGACTAAATATAAATCATATATATCATTTTTATGGTAAAAAGGTTCCCCTGAATAATGTATATATAGTGTATTATCTTCTTTAATAAAAGGACCATCTGCAAAAACAGAAAATATAATTATCTTATTATATTTATTTAATACTTCTTCACTTATAATAGTATTAAAATATTTATCTAATACATATTTATCATCTGTCCAAAAAGATTTATAAATAATTTTGTCAGTATTTGTTAAATGATCAGATAAAATTAAAGAATAATTACATATTATCATTATTAAAATAATACTAAATATTAAAAATAATATCTTCATTAATATATTGAAGATATTATTTATTAAATTAATTATTTACTTATCTTTAACTGTAGTTCAAGTTTCTTATTTGTTTCTTCTATTTCTTGTTTTTTCTCTTCTAATTTTTTAATTTGTTCTTCTAATACTTCTTTTCTTTCTTTTACTTTTTTCTTTTCATCTTTATCAACTGTATTTAATAATTCATTATTTGTTTCTTCCATATTAGAAAGTCTGTTTTGAAGATTTTCTTCTAAACTTTGTTTAACCATTTCATTTTTTCTATATTCATGATAAATTTTCGCCTTAATTTGATTTTCATTATATTTTTTCATCATATCATTTAATTCTTCATTTGCGTGTTCGGTCTGTTTAACATATTTATCAGTATCGTCTATCATAAATGCTGACCATTTGCCATTTTCCATAACATAAACATTATGATAAGAGTCAATATCCCTTAATTTTTTTGCATGTTCGCACGCTTCATCATATGTAGAAAATGCTCCTCTAAATTTAAATGCAAGAACATTATTCTCTGTGGAATAATCTTCTTTTTCTTCTTCTTTACGATATTCATTATTATTATCAATTGCTTGTTTTACATAATTCTTACTAAAAAAAGAAACACATATAAAATTTTGATTAGGTGGATTGATTGTATCTTCGGTTAAATAATCAATTTTATTAGCCATATTATTATTATAATCAAATATCTTTAAATATATTTTATATAATACTTATACATTTTTATTTTTAGATGTTTGTAAAGATTCGTAACCTTGCCAAATTGATGGTTTATTAAACATTGCATCAAATATTTTTGATGGTCTGGCATCATATTGATTATCAATTGATGGGTAATCAATATCTTTATTTTTTTTTTCTTTAGGACATTTTTGTATATTATATGCCTTTGTTAAATATGATGTTAAAATAACTATACCCGATAATAACATTACTACAGATATATTATATAATAAATGATTCATATATTATAAATTAGATAAAATATATTTTATACATATATTTAATGTTATTATCACCAACTAATATTAGAAATTATTTAAAATCAAATTTGTCATCTTATGAAATATTTAATATAAATTATAGTGAAAAAGAAATAAAAGTAATAAATAACTTTAAAATTAATAATGAATTATCTTTTGTCTATTATGGCAAATTTAATGATAATTCATTAAATTCTAATTTATTAATTTTTTTACAAAAAATTGGAAATAATGATAAAAGTGAAATTAATATAATTAAAAATATTATTGTAAAATTAATAAAAAAAATTATAAAAGGTTATAATAACGAATTTATTTTATTAAA